CGACACACATTGAAGGCGATGAATGGAATCGATTGGATGAAGAAGTAAGTAATAACTTTCAAAAAGCCATTGTCACCGAAGAAAAAACACAACCATCACCGAAGTTGAGTGCGAAATCACAAGACCTTTTTGAAGAGTTGTTTGGAGATAAATAATGAAACCAGAAAATAATAAACAATTTTCTACAATCAGAAAACTAAGTAAGAAAGTTGAAGATTTAGAAAAGAGATGCGAAGAAGTCGAATTGGTTATAATTACAATATTACAGGAGAAAAAACAATGATTTTAGAAATAGGTCTTGCATTAATGGTTATTTTGTTTTTATCTTCATGTTATGCGATGTGGAATTTAACAACTAAACAAGAAATGTTAGAAGATTGGATTGCAGAATTTATTACTGTAGTAGAAAAAATAAATGTCGATTTAAAGCAGGCTGATTACAGAGGTTCGTTTGAAGCTGATGATGAAGTCGGAATAGTATTTCAACAGATTAAAGACATAATAAAACAATTAGATAGATTTAAAGGGGAAGAGCAATAATGCCATCAACGCAAACATCAGGATCAGCAATTAAAAATAAAATACCAGTACAGCCTAAGAAGAAGGGAAAGAAAAAACCAAAGAATTATTATTTTCACCAAGGAACTGAAAAAGCTATAATTCGTTATAATAAAACAGACGATTCAAGGTTAAAAAATATAATTTATAATGAACATATAGCTTATCCATTTGATAAATTAGCTGAAAATATAATTCACACATTTAAGTTTTATTATTTTGATGTTTCTTCTATAGAAGTAAAGCACGAAGTTGTATCTTTCTTAGTTATGAATATACACAAATTTAAAGAAGGTAAAGGTAAAGCATTTTCCTACTTTAGTATTGTCGCTAAAAACTATCTTATCCTTAATAATAATAAAAACTACAAAATGGGTAAAATACATTCTGAAATGAAAGTATTAGATTATAAAAGAAATATTACTTCTGAAAGGCGTGATGCTGATAAATCAAGTAATGCTGAATTATTTATAAATGAATTGCATAGATTCTGGGATAAAAATCTTGCTAATATTTTTCGTAGGGATAAAGATATAAGAGTTGCTGATTCAGTACTACATATCTTTCGTATAAAAGAGAATATTGAGAACTTTAATAAAAAGACTCTTTATATTCTTATTCGTGAAATGACTGGCTCTAATACACAACATATAACTCGCATTATAAATGTTATGAAAAAATATAATAAGAGGTTACAATTTGAATTTGAAAAGGATGGGATGGTAGATGTAGATCATACTGGATCATTACTTAGAGAAGAATAAAAAAAGGGGTCGAAAGACCCCTTTTCTGTTTTTAGTACTACTTACGAAATAAACCCACCAACACCAACAAAGCAACTAGCCCAGCAAATCCGGACTGGCCGAATGTGTTTATGATCGATGTCAGGTTACCAATAACTTTGACGCCAAAGACACCGCTTCCAAAAATCACCTCGGATACAGCACCTATAGCAACAAAGGATATCATAAGATGAGCTAAGTCATCTACATATCCTTTTACCATTGTTATTACTTCCTTCATGGTTATTCTCCCACTAGTTAACAAAAAAGGGATTTTCATCCCATCTATAAATATAATATATATTAACCAAAAGTTAAAAACAGAGATATTTATATATGTCTACAATTCTATAATATATCAAGAGGTTAAGCTATGGCAAATGATTATGAAATATTTGAAGGTAAGTCGCTATCTAATTTATTTAAAAATATATACGATAACAGCACCAGAAATAAAGAACAGTTAGAAGTTCTTATGAAAGAGGTTGTTGGGTTTATCAAAGATGGTGACACAGCAGTTCAAATCATTCCAATGTTGAAAGAGTATTTAGAAATCAATGTAAAGAATGATGACCAATTAGTAAAAATGGCAGCTATTGTACAGCGTATTATAGCAACTGAAAATAAAGGTGGATCAGAAGATGAATTTGGTCTGTCTGATACTGAAAAAGAGCAACTAATGGGTGCACTTGAAGATGCTGCTACAGATTTACAATTTAGATCGGATGAGATAAATAAAAATATAGACGAGGTAAATAATTAATGGCATATTTTTCAGATAAAAAAACAATTGTTCGTGACAGCAGTAAATTAGGCGTTGTTGATGGCAATCAAGTTTATGATATAATACAAGAAAGTACTGATCATTTTAGAGAATACCATTCAATTGAATCTGCTATTGTCGAGGCAGTTTACATTAATCCAATAGATCCTAACTTTCCTACTAGAAAAATAGGCGAGGATGATGTTCCGGATTATTCATTATATGGAACGATTGATGCTGTATTTAAAAGGGGCGAGGTTCTTCCAGGAAATATAAAGCCGTTATCAAATCACATAGTAACATATCCATTAAAAGGGGAACTGGTAAATATAGCATTTTATAATGGTGAATATTATTATTCAATGCCATTAAATTTAAATCAAGATATTAATATGAACAGAGCTGCTAATCAACGAGGTGATGGTACTGTAACTCCACAGAGAACTAAATTTAATAGGCGAGTATTTGCTGGTTCTGGAGATACTGTAGTACAAGGAAGATTTGGAAATCACATAAAATTAGGTAGTGATAGTATATATGAAAATCCCAGTATAAGAATAGTAACTGGGCAATCACAAACGCTTCCAAATGTACAATTAAAAAATGTAGATTCAAAATTTGTTCAAATGGAAGATATAAATAATGATGGTTCTTCTATATATATGACATCTGGTCCAGAGCAAATGAGCCCGCCATTGGTTACCGCAGCACCAACACATAATTTTCCACAACAAAAATATTTATACGCTAATCAAATTATTTTAAATTCTGACAGGTTAGTTTTTCAAGCTAAAGGCGTAGTTTATCCAGGCTCAAATGCTGATTTAGATATATCACCGACTGGATGTATACATATGCTTGCTGCTGATGATTTTATTATATCATCTGGAGACAGGGTTGTTATTGAAGTTCCACAGCCACAGTATAATGATAAAGGCAATCGGACAAATAGTGCTGGAATATTTTTAGGGTGGGATGCTGATACAAGTGGTACTGGAGTTGCTAAGGGCGCGGAGGTAATTGAAACTTTAAAAGATATGATGACTGTAATAGAGGACATCATTACAGAGGTTTCTGGAGTCCAAGTTGCAGTGGGTGTCGCTCTGTCCAAGTCTGGAAAGCCCAAACTTTCTTTTGATGAGCCGCTCAAAGCTATAAATGGTATAAAAAGACAGTGCAAATTAATCAGAGAGTATCTCCCTGATATAGAAAGTAAAACTGTCATTACGAGCTTTGATTAGGGTTTAATGATGGGAAAGGTTAAACTTGGTCCGATACTAAAAAAACTTCAGAATCTTCCTGATAGTGCTTTTCAAGGCCCTCTGATAAAATATAAAAGGGACTATAGGGCGATGGTTAAGAGAATCCGAAGGGGAGAGTCGGGTCTTTTAGAAGAAGCTCAAGATTATGGTACACCAGTAGCTGAAGAGTATGTTGCTGGAAAAGTTACCGAAGAAGATATGGCAAAAATTAAAGAGACCATAACAAAAATAACAAAGTTTGTTGTTAAGGTTGCGGGTACTATCGCAAAAGTAATAGCAGCAGTAAAATCTTATAAGGCAATAAAAGAAGTTCTAACAGCGATATCCGAACTTTCGGAAAAAGCAAATTTGATTACGGCTTCGAGTATGGTGGGGCCAGCTGGAGGACCATTTGCTCTTATTGCTTGGTTACAGAGGCAGGCTGTTGGAATGGCCGTATCGGCTTCATTTGCAGCAGGGGGTGTTTTAAGATGGGTAGAAAAAAAGGAAGCGGGCTTGGTAAAATTTGCTAGTGGTATAGTCGATAATTTTGCTCAAGCCATCAAGCACTATTTTGGAGCTAAAGCAGCAAAAGCAGTTAGGGCAGAAAAATGGGGTACAGCATTACATGATGATGTTGTGAGAACGCAAAAAGAAGCTGATGATGCTAAAGATTATGCGGATGATCAAGTAAATCGGTTTAAGGTTGATGTGTTTGATGCCTTTGATGATGCGATTATGGATGAATTCGATGACATCGAAATAGATGAATTTGATGAAGATCTATACGAAGATGGTGAATTTGCTGAAGAATCGATCGAGGAAACGACAGATACTACATATGAAGATCCTAACCAGACTATGGCTGGCAACTATCCATTTTCTGCTGCAAATTTTTATTCCACAGAAGCATTTGGCTCACATGCAAATGCTGTGGATGCTAGAACAACACTGGCACTTGCGAGTGGGTATGAAACTTGGGACGCATATAAAGCTGCTGTGCCATTGGCTGACAGAAAACTTTTCTGGGATAGCCACCCAACTGTATGGTAAATAACAATAATTAACGAATATAATATTTATATAAAAACAGGAGTCTATAATGGCTAAATCTAACAAATTGATTTCATTAATCAGAGAAATAGTTAAACAAGAAGTACAAAAAGAAGTTAAACAGATATTTATTAATGAAGGTATGAAATCGTTTACACAGAAGTCTACTACAGTAGATAACAGTGTTGCGGAAGTTCTACCTAAAAGAAAACCCAAACCCAAAAAAGAAGTAACTTACACAAAAAATCCTGTGTTAAATGACATCTTAAATGAAACTGCTAGAGCTGGTGAAATGGATGATTATCCAACAATAGGGGGCGGGGCATTTGATAGTACAAAAATGGCCGAAGCTATGGGATATGGAAATACAATGATGGGTGGTAGCAATGAAGATAAGAGGGAAATGGCAGCAGCACAGACAGCTGCTTCTGCTGGTATGAACCCAAGTGAAGTGCCCGAAGATGTAATGAACGCATTAACAAGAGATTACAGTAGTTTAATGAAAGCTATTGATAATAAGGATAAGTCTAAATAATGGCACAAATTGAAAAAGATTTAAATCCGGATATAACTATTGGTTTACAATTACCCTTAACGCATGATAATGAATTTGGGTTTTTTAAAAGAACTAAGACATTTTTAGAACAGACCAAGACAAATATTAGAAACCTACTTCTTACAAGAAAAGGAGAACGGTTATCTAATCCTGAATTTGGATGTGATATACATAATTTTATATTTGAACAAATAAGTGGTGATTTTGAAAGTAAAGTTGAAGAGTCAATATTAGAAGCGATGGCAGCATATTTGCCAAATGTGATAGTTGAAAATATAGAGACCGCGAATACTTCTGAAACTGGGAATGTTTATACAGTAAATTTATCATTTTCAGTAGCTACTGATCAAACTATGTCAGAAGAGTTAACTTTAGAATTTCCAGCAGAAGGATATTAGTAGGAGATAATAATGCCGTACACAGTACCCAAAAAATCAGTAAAGGAAGTTAGATACTTAAATAAAGATTTTACATCTTTTAAAGACAATCTAATTGAATTTTCAAAAGTTTATTTTCCAAAAACATTTAATGATTTTAATGAATCATCACCAGTTATGATTTTTATAGAGATGGCATCTTATGTAGGTGACGTACTTTCTTATTATATTGACAATCAATTTAAAGAATCTTTGTTAGCTTTTGCTGAAGAAAAGAAAACTGTTTATAATATGGCACAATCTTTTGGGTACACACCAAAGTTATCTAGTGCTGCTGTTACCAATTTGGATGTTTTTCAGACTGTGCCAGCATCCACATCGGGCGCTGGAGGAACTTATGCAACCAAAGCTAATTTAGATTATGCTATGAGTTTAAATGGTGGAATGATAGTATCTTCTAATGGTGGCACGAAATTTGTTGCCGAGGAAGATTGCAGCTTTAAATTTTCAAGTTCATTTGATCCAATGGAAGTTAGTGTATATGAAAGTAGTAACAATGTCGCCGTAACTTACCTACTTAAAAAATCAATTAGAGTTTCGAGTGGCGAAGTAGCAACCGAGTACCTTACATTTGCTGCTGCAGAAAAATATAGTAGAGTGGCGCTATCTAATAACAACGTTACGGATATAATTTCGGTTACGGACAGTGATAGTAATAAGTGGTACGAAGTTCCATTTTTAGCACAAGATACTATTTTTACCGATATGGAAAATAAAGCTGCTAATGATGATGATTTAGCACAATATTCAGATCAAGCCCCATATTTATTAAAACTTTTAAAAACTGCTAGACGCTTTACTACATATATAAGAGAGGATGGCAAAACAGAATTAAGGTTTGGTGCTGGAACATCAGATAGTCCTGATGAAGAGATAATTCCTAATCCTGATAATGTTGGTTCTTCTCTTGCTGGCGGAGTATCAAAATTAGGGCAAGTTTTTGATCCAGGCAACTTTTTAACTACCAAAGCTTATGGTCAAGCACCATCAAATACTACCTTAACAGTAACTTATAGATATGGTGGGGGAATTGATCATAACGTAGCAGCTAATTCAATTAGAACTATTGATTCGGTAGATATTACTTTTGATGAAAGCAATTTGGTTGGAAGTTTAGTTAGTGCGACAAAAGCATCAATTGCTATAAATAATACTATACCTGCAACGGGCGGCAGAGATGCCGAAAGTATCATTGAAGTTAAGAATAATGCATTAGCACATTTTCAAGCTCAAGGAAGAGCTGTGACTAAAGAGGATTATATAGGAAGAACATATGCGTTGCCTGCTAAATATGGAAATATTGCTAAAGCATATATTGTACAAGATACACAATTAGAAGTAAATAATGGAAATACAACTGGCCAAATTCCAAACCCATTTGCATTAAATCTTTATGTTTTGGGATATAATAGCAGCAAACAATTATCCGCTTTAAACCAAGCAGTTAAAGAAAATTTACAAACTTATCTAACTCAATTCAGAATGATTACAGATGCGGTAAATATAAAAGATGCTTATGTGATTAATGTCGGTGTCAAATTTAATTTACTTACAAAGGTGGGGTATAATAAACAAGATGTTGTTTTAAGAGCAATACAAAAGGTTAGAGAATTTTTTCAAATAGACAAGTGGCAAATTAATCAGCCAATAGTTTTAGCTGATTTAGCTTATCAAATATCATTAACAGAGGGAGTATCTGCGGTTGTTCCTCCTGATGATGATAATCCTTCTGGTTTACCAGTTTTAATTACAAATAAACATTCCGCTTCTAATAATTATTCAGGCAATGTATATGATATTGTATCTGCAACAAAGGGCGGGATAGTTTATCCTTCGATAGATCCAAGTTGCTTTGAACTTAAATTTCCAAATACCGATATTGAAGGTCGTGTAGTTGGAAATGCTGCGGGAGGTAACTAATGAATTATTTTATTTTCTCAGAAACGGATACAACATTATACGAAGCAAGTTCAAGTCAAAATACCGGACTAGATGAAATATTAGAAGTAAGAAAAGATTTAAATGATGCGGGATCAAATCCAAAAGTATCTAGAGTTCTAATGAAATTTGATATAAGTGATATATCACAATCAATGCACAGCGGAGTTATAGATACCGATGCTAAATTTTATTTAAATCTTTATGACGCTAATCCCACTAACTTATCATATAGCCAATCACTTTATGCTTACCCCGTCAGTCAAAGTTGGGTTGTTGGTGAGGGATTTTTTAAAGATAGCCCCATAACATCAGAGGGTGCTAGCTGGAGATATAGAGATGGTTTAAATGCGGCTACATTTTGGACAGGTTCTATGACAGGTTCGGGAGGAATTTGGCATACTACTTATTGGGGCTCACAATCTTTAGAATATGGGACGAAAGATATTAGAATGAATGTTACACCCATTGTAAATAAATGGTTGGATGGCACTATTAATAATGATGGCTTTATGGTAAAAAGAAGTGGTAGCGTTGGCAATACTGATACGAATGCTCCTGAGGGCAATAGTGACGTGTTAGGAAATCTTGCATTCTTTTCAAGACAAACCAACACAATATATCCGCCTAAATTAGAAGTAGAGTGGTTTGATACGAAATGGAGTACTGGTTCTTTAAGTGCACTATCTTCTACTGAATTAGAAGATACGATATTTTATATGAAAGGATTAAGACCAGAATACAAAGAGAAATCCAAAGTAAAATTCAGATTAGTCGGTAGAGCAAAATATCCAACTAAATCATATTCTAATACTGCTTCAGAATATCTTACAGCAAAATACTTACCAAGCGGAAGTAAAGAAAGTATTGGCGGCAATGGTAGTTATTATTCTGTTAAGGATGATCAAACCGAAGATGTTATCATACCATATGGTACTGGTTCCATGATAAGTTGCGACTCGACAGGAAATTATTTTAACCTTTGGATGAATGGATTACAATCGGAGAGATATTATAGATTTGAATTTAAAGTAGTTAGTGGAAGTAATACAGTTGATGAAACTATACAATATTATGATGATGATTTTGTATTTAAAGTAGTGAGATAAAAAATGCCATACACAGCAGACGAACTTAAAGAATTAGAATTTTATCAAAATCTATTAGTTGCAGATGAAGAGAAATATTTAAATCAAAGAGATCTTCATATTTTAAGATCTCAATATTCTGGATCAGCTAATCTTGGAGCAACTTTTAGAGATAACGAGGGACGTGTTTTAATATTTGAGAATCCGTATACTGGCGAACTTAAAGATGAACAAAATCCTGAAAATATGGTGGTTGCTTCTAAGATTTCACAAAATTTAAGAAATGATATTACTATTAATGATATTATTGGCAGAACGTTTGGTGAATTTTAATGGCTAATAAACTTTCATCGAGAGATAGAGAATTACTTTATACATACACGGACAGGATAATTGGTCAAAGACCATATGAAGCTGGTGAGTTTGGAATGCAAGATCGAGATTTTATATTATTTGAACTTCTTGATGTTAGTGGTAGAGCAATATTACATAAAAATTTATCATCTGCAGCCGCTTATTATAATACTGACACCAATTTGGGATTATACCCAGCAGTAGATATAAAGGAAGCTGGATTTAAAAGCGGAACTTTTAAGGTAAGATATCAGTTTTTAAGAAGAGAGGCGGGAGAAGATTCTTCTGTTTTAGTACATACACAAAATCCTGCTCAAGGAATAATTTACCCAAAGGATAATGAATTTCATATAACCGATGATGGAAAAGTTTATATTGGAACTGAAGATGCAAGTGATGGTCAGGCAGAACAATTAAAAATTGAAAGTTTAAAATATGAAATAGAATCAATATCTCCAAGTAGAACTGAGATTAGGCTGAAAGCAAAAAATATAAAAGCATCTGATGAGTTGGGGGCACGAGGGCGTTACCAAACCGATTTTAGGAATCTTCAAGAAATTACAAGATATTATAATATAAAGGAAGCAGATGGAGCAAGTGTAGTTGAATTTATGACAGATAGTGGTGTTGGTATAGATCTTAGCAGAATAATTAAAGTAACATCTCCTACCTTTGAGGCAGCATCCAATGGCGGTTTTGATGAAAGTATGGTGGGTGGGAATTTTATAATTAGAGATGTATTTAAAGTACGTGAAACCTTCGCTAAACAAAAAAGTGGAATTAATATAATTCCAAATGCTTCTTTAGAAGAATTGGAATTTGACGAGGAAGGACATCTTAAACTTGGGACACTAGTAGATACTCGATGGGATGCAGGTTTACATTTTAATGCTGTAAAAGCGGTGCATTGGAGCAGTGGTTTTTTACCAGTAGGCGCAGATTACACGGGTACTGAGGGAGTGGGGTATCACGCGCATGCCGTACAAGGAGAAGGAGTAAGTGGTGGCGTGTGTCTTAAATTTCCTGATACGAATAGCCCCTTTATAGAATCGGAGGGGTGGTTTGGTGATGAGCATAGATTAATGAAAATAGTGTCTGATCAACTACCAGCTCTTTTAAGTACTAATATAAACATTGGCGATGAGATAAATATTAGTTTTGATTTAAAAACTACGGTCGGAAAAGGAGTTACAGTATATGCAAGGTATGCGGAAAGCTTGCCGGTCGAAAATGCGCCAACGGATCCATTAAGACTTGATCCTAGCCAAATATTTGCCCAAATGGAAAGTACGACTGCTGAAGAAAGTCCAGGTGGCACCGATCCATATAGTAATCCGCCTGATAACTACGTAGCAAATACAGCAGCCAACGCGGGCGAAGAGGCAGGGGAATCTGAACCTTCCACCATTTCTACAAATTACGGATATAATTGGAATGAGCTCGGAGCGGTGGGGGCCCACTCAGATGCATCTGTTACGAGATTTAATCTAGATTTTAGTCTTGGAGGCTCTGGTCATTGGAAAATAACTGAGATTTCCGATTTAATAGCGTCATCTATGGACCCAAGTGGTGATAGCGATTTTTATACAATTACTTGGAGCCCAATATTACACGATGCAAAATTTAATGGGGACTTTAATCAAGCTGGAACTATTAGTGGCAACTGGGAATGGGATGGTAATAGATGGAACTCTCTTATAATTGGAAATGATGAAGCACATGCATCCTTAATGAGTTACCAAATAACCCCAGAAAATGCTAAACCGCAAAATCCACCAGTGGGATTTATGGAAATAGCTCAACATCAGATAGACGCGTTAATAGAAACTACGGCGGACGGGACTCCCCCACCAAATAATTTAAAAGATATACTTACAATGGATTCTGAACCTGCGGGTATGTCTCCAAGTGATTACGGCGCCCCACAAGCGTTCCCAATAGTACGTTTTTGGAATGCGCAGATGTTTTCGCGATTCGAAAACTGGTGGACCAATCAGCAGGTGGAACCGAGTCTGCTGTTCAATGGCGATAATACAGGTAATGAACCTAATACTCTTCAGGACTATTTTACCATGCTAGGTTACAATTACAATGGCTATTGGCGTATAATTGGCGCGCCTGTACCTGAAACTGATGATGTTGGTGACCCAATTACCTTCGGAGTGAAGGATCCAAGCACAGGAGATGCAGCCATACAATTCCCTAATTATTTGTTTAACTGGGAATTTGTTGGTGCTGATTCGATATTGAGTTACCTTGTCAATGATCCATTATATAATAAAAAGGGAACAATGTCAGATGATAGAGACTGGATATGGTCAGGATACGAAGCTCCGGGATGGGAAGCGGGTTTTTATGCTCCTCCATATTCAGAGTATGTTCGGTTAGCTAAATCATTTGATGTAGGGGAAGCGTGGGATGACGGTAACGGAAATCCAACTAGCGACAGTTCGCCGATAGCCTTATCCCCAGCCACCATTAAACTTCCTGTCACGTATAATGGCAGTGATATAATTTATGGGCAGGTCAGCGGCATGGAAGATGGGTATGAGAATCGGTATATTACAACACATACAGGACCGTGGTTTAGCCCCAATCCTGAAGATTTGGGGAATCCCGTACCCGAAACCGCTGGGATGTATGTTACGTTTAAAGGCATAAGCGATAATTATGACACGAATATTGAATTTACATCGCCGAGTAGTCAATACAGCTGGGACGGCAATCAATGGGTAGCTATAACAGGCGATGGCCTTTGGCAGTATGTAGATGGTGGGAGTGGTAGTCAAGCAGTTATGACAACATCAAACCCAAATGAGTGGGAAAGGGTGCACACTAAATTCACAGTACCAACTGATTGGGTGAGGGGTGAAACTTGGCGTCTTGGGTTTTATGGTCATAATGTAGGCGCTGGTCAGGGTGTTTCTTGGGTAGATAACATATATGTTGATTATACCCTTTCCGGTACTGAAGAAGTTACTGAATATTTTGAACCTTTTACTTCGAAAATAAAATCATGGAATGGTCAAAATAACTTTATAGAATTAGAAGATAGCTTTACCGATGTTAGAGATAGAATTTATGGAGTTGGTGATGGCGGAGAGGCGGACATTTCTAATCCTGAAGAATGGGTGGGTGAAGGAACTACAATAAACAACCCAAATAATTTTTTGGAAGCTGATTTGAGTTATATGATAAACAATCCCTTTGATTTGAGAACTTATTTAAAGAATGAAAATGAGTTATTTTTAACAACTAATTTTAAAGGGGACAGCGCTACAATACCAACATACCCACATTCTATTGTTTATAAATTGTACAGACCACTGCCAACAAAATTTAGAAGATTTGATGAATTTACGATTGTAAAGGAAATGATGCCACCCCTAACCGAGACTGTAAAAATAGTTGATTTTATAGATACGGACGTGGGTGATGTTGTTCTTAGATCTCCCAACTTAGAAGTAGCTAATTATGTAGAAAATAAACCATCAAGATACGAAACTGAAACTGATATATTAACTAGCGATTCTACAATTTCTGAAAAGCTGAGGAATGAATTTATATCTCAAAGTTTTCAAAGTGTTGAAATAAATACCGATTATGGTCAATTTAAAAACTTTACCAATTTTAGTTCAGTTGAAAAAAGAATAAGAAATTTTAAATATAAATTAGAATTGATAGAATCGTACACAGAATCAAGTGCTTCGTTAGTTGGGATAAGTGGTTCTTTGGATGATTTAAAGTCTTGGAAAATGAAAGCAACTGAACTCAAAAATAATTTTGATCCATTTGAAAAATATATGTATCATGAAAGCTCGTCTTATTCAAGTGGC